CTCTTTTACGCAAAGCCTCCCCGATGCTCAAACACAAATACAAAATATTATCAGCCAAAGTCATAGGAAGAGTGTTTTCTGGACACCCAACTCGCACTACTTTCGGCAACACAATAAGAATGTTACTTATGAACTATGTTCAAATCAACCGCTTGCGCTGGCAAACGATTCCTTTTCTATTTCAAGCAGGTGACGATGCATGTTGGGTTGTCGAGAGGCACGATGTTGAGCAGTTGCGCGCTATGTTGGACTCATGTTTTTCAAGCAATCCTGACACCGAACTGGTACTACATGGTTTTGGTATGGTAATTAAGGAAATTTCAGTTAATGACACTAGTGCTACTTTTTGTTCTAAAAAATTTTATAAGACTAGATTCGGAGTTTTATTTGCTCGCGATGGGCAACGTTGGATTCAGACAGCTTCTTATGTAGATTGTGATCCAAAGTACTTTAATTACTACAGCTCTATAAAAGGTGAATTAGAATTGTATGATAATATTCATGCAGTGCGTAGCTACATTCAACGATTATATAAACCGATATTTAGAGCAAAACAAGCGTTTTATCAGCATTTTAGCTTGTTAAAGAAACATGAACATAAGGTAAGATACCCTGATCTTGTCAACAATTGGGACCCCGTCTTACGAATCTTTGACCTTACCGACTCGATACACTTGGCTATCAAGAATGCTGAACATAGTATGTCCGATTTAATCGTTGGTTCATTAGTAAGCGACAACAAAGCTAGATACACTCGCTCTGTAACATGTAATGATGTTTACACACCCGAGGATTTACAGCCACCAGTCACTGATTTAATAAACAAACTAAACACCTTAGGTCCGGACTACGCTTGGGAGTTGGGTTTCGATTCCCATGAGCTTTTTCACGAATTACCTCTATACGTGCCCGTACTACAATTTAATCTGCTCTTGGACTTATTCCACCAATTCATCACAGGAGAGTCAGATATAATTTCACAGGATATGATAAACACTACTTACCGTCGTATCGCTCTCTGTGACTACACTGTCAGTCCACACTTCTTGAAATACACTGACCCTGTGGATTGTGAATTCTGCCGAGATTTAATCGACTCAGTGTATAAACATCATCCATCAACTGATGTTGTCATGGTGGGTAGTTATGCCGACTATGGACGTTATGCAGCAAGAGAATACAAGAACAAAATGTGGCAGGACTTCTCTAAGAGAAGAGCAGCAAAACAACAAAAAGAAGGGATAACCCAAACCGCCAAGAAAGTAGCTCGCAAAGTAATAGCTGATAAACTCGACACTCTAGCATATCAAGGCGCAACTAGAGATGCATTATCAATGATTAGACAAGCAGCTCGTCCTGTATCGAAG